TTCCAAAGCAACTCTTCAGGTCGGCTTTCGATATAGCGTTTAGCTTCCCGTGCAAACGTAATAGGGAATGTAGATATGGCAGGTGTACATAACATCCAGATCTCTCCTTTGTTTCCTACACCAGCTACACCAGCGATCACTCCTGTAGGTGACGTGAAATAAACAGAATCTGTTTGTTTAGCACCTATAGGTAGAGTCAGCTTTGGGTCATGTCCATGTCCCTCCACTACCTCTCTGTGATCTTCTGGACGTAAGTTACAGGCCACCTCATAGGCAGCCTGCATAGTTATTGGATGGATAATCTTAGACACGTTTATGGTTCATAGGAGTGTAATCACCCTCCCATGTCAGTGAATGTAAGGAGGCAGGACCTGGATGGGTAGAGGTAACATCAACCCTAAAGTTAGTATTACGTTGATAGACAGGTACTGTATATGAGTAGTTATCAACAAATGGTCCTTTACCAGACTTGTACCAGTCCATAGGAGTCTGATCAAATACATTATTAACAACTTCTTGATTACGCAAATTAACCCTTGCATCAACTTGAGATACATTCCCATAGTGAAGATGCATACGTTGAATTATAAGAGAGGCAGTCAAGTCAGACGTAATTTGATTGTTATTTGTTTGGCGCACATAGAATTTAGGAAGAGAAGCGGTAAAGCTAAAAAGCCAACCAATAATAACTGTTTTACTAGGAAAATTACCATGAAAAACAAAGTCATTACCACTGACTGACTTAAATTTAAATACCTCACCAGTATCTCTATCCACTGCAGCAGGCGTGCCGGTTCCCACACGGTTTGGCCAAGTAACAGTAGTTGTATTATCTGCACTGTTATATGAACCAGAACCAACAAATTGGGAAGAGTCTAGGTGTATTTGATAATCAAGAGCATTGCCAAAGAAATCAATACCAGATACAAAATCATCGACATTTTTATTCCCAACACTACGATCTTGCAAGTTAAGTTCAAGTAGTTTGAAGTCGGACGAAACTAGATAAAGGTTATCATCCAGAACAAATATATAAGCTAGATTAAATGGAAGCTTCCATTTATACCAAGATCCTTGAATACGTTCAGAACCTGACACATAATATCTTTGCAAGTAAACATCCGATTTACCTTTTTCCGCAATGAAAATAGTACTATTCTCTCTACTATTAGCAATAATATCTACAGAATTTGGTATCAGCTTTGATACAACTTTTGTTTGATCAATGATTTGTGGCTCACCTTCTCGCTTGATGTCAAACATCTCAAAGAAACGAGAGTATGTTCCAGCAGTATCTAAGAAACCAATAGTTGTACCAAGGCTAATCGGAGCAGTATCAGGACTATACCTATACGTGGATATATTAGATAACTTAGCTGTATCTGGTGTTAAAGAATCACTATCTGTATGCAACATGAACTGTTGCGTTTCACCAAATACTACTAAACCTGTATTGGTTTCGATACAATCAATAAACCTAGTAGGCTGTGTAGAACTAGATTGAATATCAATAGGATCATTTCCAGACACTACAAGTGCAGTGTTGTTAAAGAAATTAAAGATCTCATCAGCCTGACTAAGGATAATGTTGTCTTCACACAAGAAGCCAAGACGATTTCTGTGGAAGAAAGTTTGTGAAATTTTTTTGTCGAGAAATGTAGGGAAGGGATTAGTGTTATCGTCACCTACTTCACGATCAGTCCACGTATTATAACCAACTTGAAAGGTACCATTAGCTTGACGCTGAATTTTAATTGGCAGCGTCGTTTGATCCCACTCAGTTACTATATATGGAGCAATGGTTTCTTCCCATTTACCAGGGCCATCCACATTGTTCTCACCTATAAATTTCAAATAGAAATCATCTTCTTGTGAGTCACTACTATTGACAACTTTAATGATCATGCCATGCTTACATTGTCTTGGCAGCTCACTAACGTCGTTAACTTCAGTTGAAGTAATCCTCCAAAGATCTGGATGAGAGGTGGTGACATTAAATGCAGAAGTATGGGATAGAAAAAATCCATTACCAATCTTCTGAACATGTGGAGTTAAAGCAATATTTGCGTCGGTAGTAGAACCAAGAATCAGATCAGCAGAGATTATTTGGTTAGCTTCAAAACTTGTGGGTCCAGGTCTAAAAGTACCAAGATCATGTTTAACCATAATTGGTTGAATAGCATCTATATGAAATTCATACGTAACACCTTTAAGCACAGCGGTAACTGTATTACCGCTTTCATAACCACTACCACCAAACAAAAGTTCTGCTGTAATACTGTATACGCCAACGTATTCATCAGGCCGCATAGTGTTACCACTATACTTAGACACATTAACTTGCCCAGTAACAGTAAGTCGGATAATCATCCCAGACCCAGACCCACCTGATACATGTAAAATTTCAGTGCCTTGAAATGGTAGTTCTGGATCCATACCTTCATATGTATTGCCAGAAGTATTCCTCGCAATACTTAGTCTAAAATTATTTGAATCATAGATAATATTATTTTTATTTGTTTGACTAGTATATGGATTATTTTTTACATAAAATCTGGTAACCCTACCTCTATTATTTGCACCACCAAGAGGTGCTTCAGTAGCAGTAGGACTAGCTACATCAAAACTATACTCACGGCCATGTGCAACTTGTCTTAGTTCAACATAAGTTTGGAACGGCTCACCTGGACGGGTAACAGAACTAGCCCTTGTGGGTGAAAAACTAGTTGCAATATCTTGAACAGTTTTAGTAGTATTAGTAACAAATGTTGTGTCAGCAACAGTTAGAAATTTAAGATCAGAAGAACTAGTATGGGTTAGGTATGTATTAGCAGTACCAGTAACAGTCTGTGCAGTTCCATCAGCAACCTTCCATATATTGACCGTACCATTAATCTGTACTTGGCCTATGTATGCGCCTTCAGCTATATCACGATAATAACTAAACCAAGAGCCAGTACTTGTAGCACCACTCAATGAATTTAAATAGCGACAACCAGGACGTTTAACTAGACCTTCTGTGATGTCCGGCACACCATTTAATAGATCCTTTACTTGACCAGGGAGCATTAGCTCGTCAGGTTGCTGTGAGATGCCACCTGTAAAGCTTGGAATTGTTTGAGTGATACTTGTCATTGACGCCTTAGTGCATGGTGTGGTTTATATGCTTGATAGGACGTGCCATCTGGCCAACCCATAAAGGTGTGATCGCCTTGATCACATTCGTATTCCATACAAGCTGCACGTGACTGTGCCTCTTGTGTACCGAGTAGCTCCACCAATTGAGGGTTAGCAACCAGTTGAGTAGCTGCACGGCCCGCTGCACGGAGAGTGATATACCTCTGGAATACAGAAGGTAGGTCGTCGAACTCATACAGAGTTACTACATCTAAATACAAGTCAGTAGTAAAGACATCAGTATGGTTGTACTTGTCATACAAACGGCCATTCCTTTTAACTACATCTGTAGTCTTAATATTTTGACCATCAGTAACATCGTACCTAATTACATTAGGAGGGATGATGTAATGACCATCAGTATTTGGTGAGTACTTGTAGTTATATTCAGTATTAAAAGACCAGCCTTCATTCTGTACATCAATGTTCACTTCACGCAACAGGTTATGAATGAATGAAATCTCAGGATTACTGAAGTCAAGAGTGTTGACTGGGGCTTGACCGATACTCCCCAGAATTGAGTTGACTGCGGATAGTTCGGTATCGAGTGAAATCGTAGAGGGAGTAGTCATATAAGTAAAAAAAAGGGACCCCGAAGGATCCCCATAGTCGGATAAAATTAAGCTATGTTTGCTGGGTAGGTTGAACCAAACGCAGCAGGTTTTGTAGCAGTACCTGCATAAAGTTCAACACAAGCAGCAGGATTCAGGAAGTCTGCACCCATAGCCAAACGGCCAAGGATTACATCACCCTGATAAACCACTGAAATGTCTCCACTAGTTACTTGAACCTGTGGTCCAATTGCTTCAACACAACCAGCAGCCTCTTTCTGGAAGATAAGGCCACAGGAATTAGCGAAGTTAGAAGCTTGTCCATACTCACCGTTGATGCCAGTAACTGAGTTACGAGCATCTTCGATGCCTTCACTTACAAAATCACCAGTGTTACCTGGATTTGTAGTGGCAGGATCAGTAGCCGCTGTTGGACTAGAGGCAGGTGCATACTTAGTACCATACTTACTGAAGAAAGGTACGTTCATTGATTTGAAGATCTTAATGCCTGCAATTTCAATTACGCCTTGTCCACTCTGCAGTGAAGTACCTTGTACGTCACGGTTAATTAGACCGTTACTACCCGCACCTTGAATCAGGGCATAGTATTGACGTGGGTTAATTACTGCAACACGTCCATCTTCTGAGACTCCCTTTTCGTCAAGTGCTGCGGCTGCATCATAGAATGCAGTTACAAGCTTTTGGTCATCGAGAGCATCGTCAGCATCAGCAGAAGTACCGACACGAATCTGAGTACCACCTGGCTCCTCATAGTCACTCATGCTAACAGGTGAAGCGATGCGCGCGCCTTTAGAGATAGCTCGGAAGATCAAACGATCATATTTTTGAGCCAATGCATAACCAATCTTGCGGGATATTTCACCTCTAAGTTCATAATGAGAAAGTGTCTCATCAAGGTCATAAACGAAAGCCGAGCTGATTAAGAGATCATCAATCGTGATTGTCTTCTCAGCAACTGGAGGAGCTCCCTTATCGTTACCAAGGATCGATTGTCCCGGTACATGATACTCAGCCGTGGTACGGCCTGTGTAGATAAATTGTAAAGATTTACCGTTCTTAAGTGTACGCTTCGTGACTAGATCACGAGCGATAGCATTATTCTGGAACCCTTTAAACATCTCCCCTGAAAAGAGTTTAAGATAAAGGGCGCGAGAATCACCAGCGCCATTTGATTGACCGGGTCTTGTTAGTTGAGCCGGGTTAACATTGGATTGGTGGTCGAAAGAGCCTGGATAGGCCATAATAATTTAATGTGTTTGTATTGTGTACTTTCTCACGTGAAATTTTTGATCAATTTTTTGTGGTCTATTCCCACCGTCTAGACGGCTAAGGGTATCCTCCGTAGAGGGCCAAAGCCAATTGCTAAGGGAGGATTTGCACCTCCCAATCACAGAACTACTTAGCGGCTTTTTAGGTAAGCCACACCGCGATAAACAAGCTTTTGTTCTTTACGAACTATATCTTGCTCACGCACACGCTGACGTACTTCAACGTTTGGCATAGTATCCTCCTTAGAGAATTGAGGGACCCCGTTCCATGTCACCTCATGTCATGCGTCCCGAAGGATGAACGGACTTTTTAGTTAACCAATAGATGGTGCTTTATGTGTAGCTAGATCAAGTGGGAAGTTATGAGCATTACGCTCATGCATTACTTCCATTCCTAGTCCCGCACGGTTAAGTATGTCAGCCCAAGTAGGGACAACGTGGTTCCCGTTATCGACAATGGATTGATTAAAGTTGAATCCGTTAAGGTTGAAAGCCATAGTGCTAACACCCAAGCTAGTAAACCAAATACCAAGCACAGGCCATGCAGCCAAGAAAAAGTGGAGACTACGTGAGTTATTAAATGACGCATATTGAAAAATTAATCGTCCAAAATATCCGTGAGCAGCGACAATATTATATGTCTCTTCTTCCTGTCCAAATTTATACCCATAGTTCTGAGATACCGTTTCGGT